ACGTGCTTGTCATTTTTTATAAAAATATTTTTATAAAAAATAAGTATTCAATTTTATATTTTATGATATTTTGATATAACCGTAATTAACAGTCGCAGATGCACCACTATTATTTGTTATACCAAACTTAAATCTATGAATTTTCCAAAAACATAAATATCATTTAAAGTAACATTATCAAAATCAATATATCTTTGATTTAAAGTTATTACAACATTATCACCTACATTTTCAACTTTAAAATCTCCAGGAATATGAAGTCCATAAACTAATATTTCAAAATTATTTTCAGATGGACCTTGTGTTCCATAATCCGTTTGTGCATTGTATACGATTAAAGTATTTTCAACATTATCAAAAGCATCTATATTTTTTTTAACATACATTACACTATGTTGCAAAATTTCTTGATGAAAGTTCGATATATTTGATTTATTATTTACTAATTTTATTTGATTTGGATTAGATTTTGTATAAGATTCAAATGATGATGTTGTTGGTAATTTTATATTCAATAGACTACCGGTCAAATCTATATTTAAATTAATATCATTTAGTGATCCAGATAAATTATTAAAATTTATTTGTTTCACTACTCTATTAATTTTTCTGGCATTTGAATTAAATTGTTTAAGCATATTGTTCTATATCTCCTTTAATTTCAACATAATCATCATCATCCAAACTATACTCAAAATTATCTTTAATAAATTTAACTAAAATTCCATCAGTTTTTTGTTCTACTAAAAAATCTCTATTACTTATTGCAAGAGTGTTTACATAAATTGATATCCTATCTTGAGAATTTCTGTATTCAATTTCTCTTAATAAAGAAACAAATCTCCACCCTTTGGCCTGAAAAATCCAATATGTAGAATCGTTTAAATCATATGGAGTCATTGGTGTATGACCAGGATTTCTACTGATTTTTTGAGTTATATCTAATATACTTCTTTTCATTAAACATCAATAAATTTTCCTGTTATGATAATTTCATCCGTATTTGTTACATTGAATCCTAAATTAATTGGATTAAATGTCAACATCAATGAAGATTGTGTCAATGTAACCGAAAAATGTGTTGATGGGTAATATCTTGTACTATTTATATATACCTTTATATCATATGTATCATCACTAATTCCAATTCCACCGGTTACATATGATGATAACGTTGGTGGTGTTTTTATACATTTTATATTAGAAAAAGTTATAGTATTATTTGTTGTAGGATTTTGCGCTTTACTATTGTTTATTGATAAAAAATCAATCAAATCTTTATTATCATAATAAGGTGATGGAGTTGTTAATAATCCTTCTAATCTACCATTACCACTTGTCAAATCAACTTCGGTTGCAACCACTAATCTTTTTACAGACATTGATTTTTTGGTAGTTAATTCTCCATCAAATTTTTCTGGCAATAAATAAGCTTTTACATTAAGAGAAAATTCAACTCTATTAATTCTTTCCGTTCCCTCACCAACCTCATTTATTACATTAAAATCGGAAACGGATGTTCTGAATTTAAATTTATCTTTATCTCCCCAATATGTTGATGTAAAATTAAGATGCTCAATTACTTCATTTAATTGTTCAGTATAAGAAGTCCAACACATACAATCATAATTTACTTCAACATAATCAGGCATTGTAATTCTATATACTTCTTTTTTTGGTTGAACACCACTACCCAATGCTGTAAATCTATCGTATCTATTATCTTTTGACCATTTTGTTATTGCCGGATAAGAAACATGTCTATTTAACATTGGCATTGTATCATCCTTTGCAATAGATGTTCTTCTAATCATTAATAATGGTAATTGTATTTTACCTTTATTATCTCTATAAACACCTTGTCTACGAGAACCATTCCATCTTTCCGAATTACCATATATTACAGGTATTTTTACTAAAGTTCCTTGCCCATCTTTTAATGTTGGTAAAACGGTATCTTCTAAATAAGACATCATTGCATAATCTATATCAAAAAGAGTGACACTTTGTTTAAGGTCATTTTTTGTAGATTTAATTTCTTTACCTCTATTGAAGTCCTGTCTTAGTGGATTTACTGACATCTTATAATTTAATTTATTCTTTCTTCAATATTAAGATTTGATTTAGATACCATAAATGTTGAACATATGATACTCCAGTTTCTCGCTTCCGATTCTGTACCAGGTAAACCTCCTACAAATTGAATTTCATTTGTATTATCAATTTCAAAATAAGAATCATTGAAATAAATAACATCACCAACTTCTGGATATGCGTTTCTTTCTCTACAATGTTCTCTATCAAAACGAAACTCAACATTTTGATTTGTATCCGGTCCAAATCCTTCATAATTTGGTGTTTCCGCTTCTTTATTTATTAACACATATAGTTCAACTCCTCTATGCCAAGTTTTGTTCATTGCTTCACCATAGATGTTAACTTTTGTTTCATTTAAATTTATTTTATATAAAACGCAAGTTTCTTCTATTACCTTTTCGACTAATTCTCTGGCAACATTTCTTAAAAATTGTATATCTCTACCTACTAAAAATTTTGGCATATTATCCTACATATAATTTTAAAGGAACTTTTCTTAACATTTCTTGCTGATGGTCTGCTTCATGTGCTTTATTTTCCATCACCTTAATTCTACTCATTTCTTCCAAATTTTCTCTTAATTGCGTTATTAGTGCATCCTTTTCAACTTGCGCTTCTGCTCTCAATGCTGCACCATCTAAACTCACTTCACCATCAGGAATAGGAACTGAATTATATTTTTCTCTAATTGCTCCTAACAATTCTTTTGATAATGCAAGTGTATATTTTCTAATCCATTGTTTACCAACTTCATTTATTTTTGAATATTGTATAAAATTATATGGAATATCGGAATAATCAGAAAGTGAATCATTTTGAATAGTTTGAGAATCATGTTCAAATTCATCTCTATTCATATATTCAAAATAAACTCTCGTCATTCCTGTACCCGTAGGAACTGGAAATATTTCTAGTTTATTATCAACTATATTAAATGTATGTGCGGATTTTCTAATATGGTCATTAAATTCAATTTGTTGCATTCTCAATACATCCTCATATAAAGGCATCATTAAGAATTGAGCTGCGGGTGAATAATTACCAAATCCTAATTCAGAAATTAAGTTTAGAGTTCCTTGTGCACCAACTGAATATGGGTCAAAGAATCTTGTAATAGCGGGAATTGCTTCGTGATATACTCTCGTTACATCTATGGTAGAACTACCACTAAATATTTCAGGAAAGCCTTTACCAGTTTCAACATCAATTGCACCTGACATCAAATTATACACTTGAACGGATGATGTTAAATTTACATATGCTTTTTTTATAGATGTTGAACCACCAACCCCAGCAAGTGTTCCATATTGTTGAGACATACGAACCGTTGTAGGTAAAAATGAACCTTCAACAAGAGTTTGAGAATAATTTGAAATCTTTCCTTTTGGTTGACCTCTAAGTATATCCAAATTGTTTCTAAGATTGAATTGATTCACTTGTGCAGAATATTCCGAAACGGATTCTTCAAAACATGCCCAAATTTGTTGATTATCTAATTCAATATTAACAATAGGATATCCCAATCTTTTTGCAACCCAAACGGCTGTTTTAGGTGCATCGGTTTTGAAATCAGTATCATTATCATATATTCCAAATGGAGTTGCTTCTAAAGATGCAGATGCTGATAAAAATGCGTTATAAGTTGAACCAGACCAGTATGTGTTTACAGACATTACTTAAAATTTATAGTTTTACTACTATAAATATAAGAATAAAAAAAGAATGCTATGCTATCTGTGTAATCGTTGCAATAACTGATGGAGTTGCTGGTCTTGTCGGATTTGATTGTGAATCCGATGCGTGTAAAATAACACTATTGCCTGTTGCACTCCATTTTATTTCAACATATTGTGATGCGGATAATGGTAACAAAGTATTCCATGATGGAACAACCTTACCAAAGTTTCCTGCTTGTGCTTTATTAATTGCAACTTGTGTATTTGAATTTGCAACATTTGAACCCGTTATTGCAAACCATATATCTACCAATTCGTTTGTATTTCCGGTGTTGTCTAATTGTGCAGAGAATTGTAAATTATATAGTCCGGTATTTTGAACTGTTATTCTACTACCACTAACAACCGATATATTATGTGCAATATCAGTAGTGTTGAGTTTCATTGAGTAAGCAGTATTTGCAGAACCAGATTGTGTAGTTGTATCACTAAATTGTGCGTAGTTAAATAGTTTATTACCATTTAAGTATATCTCATTAGTCACATATAATGATTCACTTACATATAGAGAACCACTAATACCTTGTGAACCACTAAATGTATTTGAACCAGTTGTTGCATAAGAACCACTATCTAAATCAGTTAGTATTCTATGAGTATTGATAAATCCACTACCACTAATTCTCAATGAACCACTAATAGTTTTATCTCCAACCATTACATAATTTCCGGTTTGAGTGTAATTACCAATCTGAGTCATTGAACCACTAATGTATTGGAATGAACCCGTTTCTGCAATAAATGAATTACCAGGTTCTATTAATCTCATACCACCGGCCGAAATTAAAATGTTTCCACCTATGTTTGATATAGATGTATTAGGGTCTCCAGGTATATCCGATGCTATATTGATTGAACCAGATGATACATATATTCCTTTGAATGGTCTTAATGCCGTTCCTAATGTAGAACCACTTGGAAACTTTGGAACTAAATCTCCACCAAATTCAGTTGTTCCACTTATAAATAAAGAACCACTAATTGTATAATCACCATTTAAAGTTTTTGAATTAGTCCAAACACTTCCACTTTTAACTAAAATATCACCATATGATGATGTGGTTGTATTATCCAAAACATCATGTGCTCTTTTTAATGCAGTTCTTTTATGAAAATTAACTAATATTGTTATATTATTTCCGTTAATTCTTGTAACTGTTGCAACCGTCACTCTTAAATTAGGTGCAGTTGGAAATACTTTTGTTAATCTACCAGGAATAGCAGGATTTGGGTATAGTATATCACCTTCTTCCCAAGTTTCTCCTGCAGGTTGAACTTGTGTTTTATTTAAATCTCTAACATATCCAAACCAAGTTGCAAATCCTTCTGCATTTCTTGCAACATCTTCCGTTAATATACCTACAAGTTTGTCAGCTGCATATGTTCCATCGGTAATTGCTTTAACAACAGAAATTCTATTACCTTGTGCAATTCCGGCAGGATTAACCATTACCAAATCACCATCATTTAAATCCACTCCACTTTTATTTACAATAGGTGGGAAATATATTTCTTGTCCTAATTGTAAAGTTGCATTACCACCCATTCTCAAATCCAACGTCTTATCCGTTGTATTTGCTTGCAACATATAAGATACTAATGGTGATGCCGATTGTGAATTGAAAATAATATAATCAACATTAGTAGAACCACTTATCTTAACTGAACCCGTTATAGTTTGGTCACCTCTAAATATATTTGAACCGGTTGTTGCAAAATCTCCATAGTTTTTAATTTGAGTAGATGAACTTACTACACCATTAGTTGCATTGATTACTCCATTGATACCACCTATTACATTTAATGAACCTGTAATATAAACTGAACCTGTAAATGTGTGGGTATCTCCTTCATCCAATCCAAAATTTGTAGATGCTGTAAAATGTTCTATTGATGTAGTTGTTACATTAAAAGTGTTTGCGTAAATATCACCATTTATAGTAAGATTTCCGTTTATAGTTTGATTTCCAACAAATTCATTTGAAGAAGTTAAAGCAAATTGATTTGTATTAAAATAGCCAAATTCACCATCTGGTTGCTTTGCCATAACATACGAACTACTTTTACGATTAGATTCATCAATAGAATGTTCATATAAGTCGTATGCTTTAAATATAATCTTTGATGGTGGTAAGTTCATATACAGATAAATATTATATTAAAAATAAAAAAGGGAAAGTATTTCTACTCTCCCTTTTTCTTTATTGTAAGTTTATTACTTATCTAATCTACTCAAAGATTATAAAGTGTTTAAACCATCAACGATAATCTTACCGTAGAACTCTGGTCTTACGATTTTCTTAGCGTATCTAGTCATAACACCTCTTCTTGGAGTGAAGTTAGTTGGGTCATAAACTAATGGAGTCATAATCAACGGAACATATGGAGCGTATACAGCACCTGTTTCGAAGAAGTTAGAACCTTTGAAACCTAACAAGATTACATTCTCAGTCATGTATGGGTTTTTGTAAACGTCATATCTGTTAGAGATTGAACCGATGTTAGTAACACCTGCTGCAAATTGTAAAGCATCTTTACCTGGGTTTGCAGAGAATCCGTTCATTGATTCTAAAATTGTAGCTACGTTTGGAGATACAACGATAAAGTTTGCACCACCTCTCATAGTTAATTGGTGAATCTTGTTAGAAACTTTTTGTAATTTAATACCTAAAGTTTGATACCAAGTGCTCTTTGTGTAAGCAGAAGCTGCTGCTGCGTTAGAGTCGATTTGGAATGCATTTGCTGCACTATTGTAATCGTATCCAACTCTTGCTGACCAATAATCAGTTGTGAATGCGTTTTGCTGTAACATCTCTAAGATTTCTAAGTCGATTTCTAAAGAAATATACTCAGATAACATTTGAGTTAATTCAGCTTCAGCATCTACTGAATGGTAAGCGTTTAAGTCTTGTGCCAATTCTGGAGTCCAGATTGCTTTTAACTTTCTAGTCTTAGCAACGATTGGTTCAGACTTCAATTCTAATTCGATTTCTGGGATTGCTAAAGCAGAACCATCTCTATCTTCAAAGTCACCTCTAGAGATATCAGTTGGTTGTTTGTGATATTGTAAAGATGCACCTACTGCTGCAGAACCTGAATAAGTATCGTTAGATGCAAGGCTTGCAACGAAAGATACTGCGCTTCCGTTCTTCACAGTAAATTGAGGATAGAAAGTTACATTTGAACCAGTTGTAGCTAAATCAAAAGCTCTTACACCATTGAAATCAGCATCTGTTGGTAATGTTACAGTCATTTTTCTTACTAAACCTGCTGCAAAAGATGCAGAAAGTGTAGCATCAGATAAATCGAAAGAAATATCAGATAAAGAACCAGTTGCTAAACTAGCAGATACAACTGCAGCTTCATCATTGATTGTATATCCGAATCTACCTGCACCATATAAACCACCTTCAGTAGCTTGAGTAGAACCCAATTTGTTACCTGCTGGTGATAATGAATCTTTACCAAAAGTTCCACCGTTACCGAACATAGAAGAACCAGACGCTGGTCTACCTACTGTTGTATCAGTGCCATATTTGAAATCCATGTAGAAAATAAGACCTGAAGGTAAGTTCATTGGTTGTACAGAAACGAATTCTTTAGCTGCGATTGAACCAAAAATTCTTCTTACCAATGGAAGAGCTACACCTGCCCACTCTTCTGAACCTGCTGAAGTACCAGTTCTAGTAGCTTCATCAAGCAACTGCTTAGCTTGGTTTTCAAGCATAACAGCCATACCGTGCTTAGAAGTTTCAGAACCTACTCCTTCTAACAAACCGGTTTTTTCCCACTTGCTTTTCAAACCTCTAGTTTGCTCAAGCATTAATGACTGTGGGTTTTTTCCTGTCATAATTTGTTTTAAATCCATTTTAATTAATTTTTAATTATTTTTTGTTAATTACTTAATAATTCCTGCTAATTTTTTGAATCTATCAGAAAAATCTGTTGATTCTGCAATTACTTGTTTAGCCGCCTTTGGTGCAGTTGATTTAACTGCTTTAGAAGCGATTCCTTCTGATATTGCTTTTTTAGCAACTTTGTTAGAGCCAGTATATTTAAAGTTTTCTGCTAATGTAGAGTAAACTAATTTAACTTCTCTAACTGATTTTGTTCTATCCAAAGTTTCAATCACTTTAACTTTTTGTTCGTTAGTCATGTTGTGTGCTCTGAATAATTTGTTTGCGAATAACAACTTAGCGTTCAATAAGTTCACTTCGTTGATAGTCTTTTGTAATGATTTGATAGTTTTGTAAGCTTCTTGAAGTTCTTTTTCTTTTTCTTCTTCTTCAGCTTCATCTACTTTGTCATCAGCTTTTTTCATATCATCTTCCATTTCACGTAAGATTTCTTCTAAATCAACAACTTTTTCGTCATCTTCTTTAGATTCTTCTTCGTTGGTAACAACCACTTTAGGGTCCTCACCTTTGTCAGTACCAGCTTCAGAACCATCTGCTAAGTTTTCAGCCATTGGTTCATCTTCCGCAGGAACTTCTTCTTCAGAATCTTCTTCACCTAATTGTGCTTCTAATTCTCTAATGATAGCTTCTAAATCCATGTTGTCATCTTCGGTATCTTCTTCTTCATCACCGGTAACATCATATTCTTCACCATCATCTTCGCCAGCGAATGGGTTTTCTTCTTCAGTTCCCATATCCATGCCAGCCATTGGATTTTCTTCATCATCACCTTCTTCACCTTCTAATTCTGCCAATCTTGCTTTTAATTGAGCGATTTCGTTTTGCTTTTCAGCTTCATCATCACCCATTTCCATACCTTCTTCTTCGTTGATATCTGCTACTTTTTTGTAGTCTGCAACTTGTGCACCTGGCTCACC